TCCATCCAATAGTCTTCAATAACGTCATAGACTTCATTAGTTTCATTAATCATAATTTTATCTCCTTTTATTTATTAATTCGATATACTTAGTACTCGTATATCTTATGATATAATCATACACATGAAGTCATCTTCCGAGCGAAGAAGCGAAGGAAGGCAATCACCGATTGAGTCTCCGTAAACAAGCGAAGCGGAGCGTAGCGCTAGATAACTGACTTGACCATGTGATACAATGGGTAGAGATATAGCCCTGCGGAGCAGATCAAACACTCATACATACATTGATTAATAACTTATAATAGATAGTACGACAAAGAAGTACTCGAAGTACTTTTCTTTGGCGTAGGAAGTATAGGATACAATCTATTCGTATGGTCGATATTAGCGTTGTTGCGTACCGCAAAACAAAAGTCACAGAAGAGAAAAGAGAACGATACCAAGTACATAAATGAGATCGGAAAGGGTTGGCGGAGCCAACTCAATACAGAAAAAGAAAGAGGGGGGTTTTAAAACGGGATGGGGCGTAATAATGTATGTAGCGGCAACATAATATATAAAGGAGGTATGTAAAGAAAGTGTTGACAATGAAGCGATACTTAACGATATTCAAGGAGTGGGGGGTTTGTTAGATCCTTTCTGTACCTCCCACACTACAAAGGATGAGAACAATCACAGAAGATATATTATCTTGGTCTATCGAGCATATAGAGAAAAAGCATGGACAGTTTCCCATATGCCCATACGCCAAACAAGCCAGACTAAACAATGAAATAAAGATTGTAGAGGTCGAGAAGGCAGAGGACTTCCTGAGAGAGGTAATTAGACAGGCAGGGGGTTTGCATCAGAATCGCTTAAAATTGATCGTTATAGCGTGTTCTGATATGGAGATGACCCCAGATACCCTACACGACTATATTCATGCTCTAAACCACGTTTATGTGCCTTTAAACACCTATCTAATGCCATCGTACCCTGAAGATGAGGCAGAAGACTTCATGGATGGGGATTGGGAGCCAGACAATGTATTCTTTATGGTACTTATCCAGCCATTCAAAGAACTAGAAGATGCCTCGGCAGCTCTAGATAAAATTGGATACTATAATAACTGGAGTCAGGAATACTATTCCGACACCGTACTCAAACGACAATCATATAGGAGATTATATTATGAGACAAATGAAGAACATGAAGAAAAGAGCTAAGAAAAAAACCATGAAAAAGAAAAAGAACATGCGTAAAGTTAAGGGTATGAAGTAATGTTAACTAAAAAACAACAAACATTACCTAAATTCTTACAAGATAAGATCATGGAGTCCAAGAAGAAGGACAAAAAGAACCCTGATCGCTTAGTTCAAAGAAAAAATAAGAAGTTTTATGGCTAAAAAAACAAAAAAATCAGGCGGATCACCTAAACCTAAGAATCCTGCACTCTATTCTAGAGTAAAAGCAGAGGCTAAAAAGAAATTTAAGGTGTATCCTAGTGCATATGCCAATGCTTGGCTTGTAAAAACCTATAAAAAGCGTGGCGGCAAGTACTAGTGGCGTACAAAGGTGGGCTACGCAAGTGGTTCAAAGAGGATTGGCGTGATGTCAAGACTGGAAAGAAGTGTGGTCGTAGTGGCAAGAAGGACAAAGGGAGACCTTACCCTGCTTGTAGACCCAAAAAAGTAGCTAGTCGTATCTCAAAGAAAGAAGCTAGTAAAAAAACTGGACCAAAAAGAGTCAACTGGTCTGTAACAGCATCAGGAAGAAGGAGGAAGAATGGCAAGAAGACGAGATAAGATGCCTCCTAGAAATAAAAAGAACTTCAGACCTACAAAGTCTGGAGCTGGTATGACTAAGGCAGGAGTAGCTGCATACAGACGAGCTAATCCAGGTAGTAAATTAAAGACAGCTGTAACAGGCAAAGTAAAAAAAGGCAGTAAAGATGCCAAAAGAAGAAAGTCATTCTGTGCTAGAAGCGCAGGACAAATGAAAAAATTCCCAAAGGCTGCAAAAGACCCTAACTCTAGATTGAGACAGGCAAGACGCAGATGGAAATGTTAAGGAGAGAATATGTCAATTAAATTAGCAACTGTTGATAATGATATTGTAGAGATAAAGGACAATAAAGTTGTCGGTCCAAACTCTAGGTTTGATGGTATGGATGTCAAAACCAATGCGGATATTATGAAAATATTTGGAATCAAACCAAAAGTAAATATGAAAGACTACATGAAGTTTGGTGATCCAGGAGAAAGACAACTATATCTAGATGCAGTAAAAGTATATCGAGGAGAAATAAAGGGACCAAGAGCTGAACAAATAATGAGAGCATTTGAAGGTGAGTTTGGTCAGGGTGCTATGGATAAGTTAAGACAGGATGCACTCAAAGGTTCACCTACTATGGAAAAACTATTTCCTACATTGAATCAAATGTCTACTCCAAACTATGGCGATATGATTCCTAAACTACCAGAAGGATATACAGAACCAAAACCTATGGACAATAAACCTATTCAACCAATGTTTAGACCAGGTATAGATCCGCAAGGTTTACCTAATAGAAGACCAAGCAATATACCAACTAACATGACAATGGGTCCAAGAAATTTAAATAGAATGCTTATGGCAAATATGATGGGATTGTTATCGTAATGGCTAGACCTAAAGGAATTAAAGCAGGAACAAAAGCAGAACGCCTAGCAGCAGAACTAGGCAAAGGACAAACTACACCCCTTAAGTATATGTTGAATATGTTGAATAATCCTAAAGTATCTATTGAAAAAAAGATGTGGGCAGCAAAGGAAGCTGCACCATTTGTGCATTCTAAACTAGCATCAGTTAATAAAACTATTTCAGGAGATGAAGATAAACCTATTGCAGTTACAATAGGATGGCGTAAAAAGAAATAATGGAAATAGAGATTCCTTACGAGCCAAGACCTTTACAGGAAAAGATACACAATGAATTAAAACGATTTAATGTTTTAGTTTGTCATAGACGATTTGGTAAAACAGTATTGGCAGTAAATCATTTAATTATGACTTGCTGTGAAAAACCTAATTCTAGATTGGCGTATATAGCACCAACATATCGCCAGGGTAAGGCAGTCGCTTACGACTATTTAAAAGAATATACAGAACCCTTAATGAAACTTGGTGGAAAGCGTCACGAAACAGAACTCAAAGTAGATCTTTGGAATGGATCTAGAATACAAATCTTTGGAGCAGACAACCCAGACTCACTTCGTGGTTTAGGATTTGATGGAGTAGTATTGGATGAGTTTGCTCTCATGTCACCTCGAACTTGGTCAGAGATTGTACGACCTGCAATAGCAGATAAACTTGGATATGTTATATTCATTGGAACACCAATGGGTCATAATCATTTCTGGGAAGTATATGATCTTGCTAAAAGACGAGGTGGTGATTGGTATGCTGAGTTATATCGAGCATCAGAATCAGATGTTATAGCTGAAGATGAACTTGAAGAAGCTCGACTTACAATGCCTGAAGATCAATACGAACAAGAGTTTGAAGTTTCATTTCAAGCAGCAGTAAGTGGTGCATACTATGGTAAGCAAATACAAAAGGCAGAAAGAGAAGAACGCATTACTGATGTTGATTACGATCCTAACAATGAAGTAGAAACATGGTGGGATTTAGGTATCGGTGATTCAACAGCAATATGGTTTGCACAAAGATCAGGAACTGAAATACACCTGATTGATTATTTAGAAACATCTGGTGAATCATTAGCATACTATGTAAATGAAATAGAAGCTAAAGGTTATAACTATGGTAGGCACATAGCACCACATGATATAACAACAAGAGAGCTGGGTACTGGTAAGTCCAGGTTAGAAGTTGCAAGAGATTTAGGTATTGACTTTGAAGTATGTCCTAAATTAGAAATAGATCATGGTATTGAAGCTGTGAGAAATAACTTAGATAACTGTTGGTTTGATAAGAACAGATGTAAATATGGTATTGATTGTTTGCGACAATACCGTAAACAGTTTGATGATAGAATGCAGACATTTAAAAATAAACCTCTACACGATTGGGCATCACACGGAGCTGATGCATTTCGCTACGGATGTTCTGTTGATGGACCAACAAGAACTGATTGGGCAAGACCAATGTATGTAGATACTAGATATATTGTTTAAGGAATTATATGGCTAAAGGAAAAGAACTAGACGAATTTGAATTGTCAGGAATATTAGGTGAACATATCAAGAACAGTTATGGATATTATTCATCTGAACTTACAGAAGCTAGACGCAAAGCTAATGAATATTATTTTGGTGAAGCATTTGGTAATGAGGTAGAAGGCAGATCACAAGTAGTATCTACAGATGTAGCAGATACTATTGAATCTATTTTACCACCACTACTTAGAATATTTACAGCTAGTGATAATGTTGTAAAAGTAGAACCAGTTTCAAGAGAAGATGTTCAGATTGCAGAACAAGCTACTGATTATTTAAACCATATATTCAATAAAGATAATGATGGATTCACTGCATTATACACAATGTTTAAAGATGCATTGCTACAAAAGAATGGTATTTGCAAAGTATATTGGGATGATTCTGAAAAGGTAGAAAGAGAAACATACGAAAACTTATCTGATGATGAGTTTAATATGTTAATTGAAGAAGACGGTGTAGAAGTATTAGAACATACTGAGTACATAAGTGAAACATTTGTAAAACAAAAAGAGAAAGCTCAAAAAGAAATTGATGAAGCAGGAGATGCTTTATTAGCTGTTGACGCTCAAGAGCAACTAGACAATCTAGAAACTCCTATGATGCATGATGTTGTTATACAAAGATCACAAACAATAGGTCGTGTAAAAATAGAACCAATACCACCTGAAGAATTTTTAATTGAAAGACAAGCTAAGTCTTTGAAAGATGCTAACTTTGTATGTCATAAAGTACCTATGACTAGAAGCTCATTAATAGAAATGGGTTTTGATTATGATACTGTTTATGAATTACCATCTGAAAATAAAGAACAATACAATTCAGAACGATCTACTCGTTACAGAAATGTAGATGATGATTATGATAGAACTGTAGGAGATAGATCTACAGAAGAAATAATTATCTACGAATCATACATCAAAGTAGATATGGATGGTGATGGTATTGCTGAGATGAGAAAGATAACTAGCGCAGGAGATAATGGTTATACAATACTAGATAATGTTCCTGTAGATTCACATCCATTCTGTTCGATAACACCTATTATTGTACCACATAGATTCTATGGTAGATCAGTATCAGAACTAGTAGAAGATATACAGTTAATTAAATCTACTGTGTTAAGACAAGTGTTAGACAATATGTATCTAACTAATAATAACAGAGTTGCTGTAATGGATGGTCAAGTTAACCTTGATGATCTATTAACTAACAGACCTGGAGGCATAGTTAGAACTAAAGCTGCACCAGGACAAGTTATGATGCCTATGCAAAATCAACCATTAAGCAATCAGGCATTTCCATTACTAACTTATTTAGATACCATAAAAGAAGAACGAAGTGGTATTACTAAATATAATCAGGGTATGGATACTGATACACTTAACAAAACTGCATCAGGTATAAATACAATCCTATCTCAATCACAAATGAGATTAGAATTAATTGCAAGAGTTTTTGCAGAAACAGGTGTTAAAGATTTATTTAAGAAAATGTTTGAGCTTGTAGTTAAGTATCAAGACAAAGAACGCATAGTAAAAATTAGAAATAACTTTGTACCTATGAATCCAATGGAATGGAAAGATCGTTGCAATGTAACAATTCATGTAGGACTTGGTACAGGATCAAGAGATCAACAACTACAAATATTAAATGGTATTCTTGGAAGACAACTAGAAGCTATTAAGTTACAAGGATCAGCACAAGGTCCAGTTGTAAATTTAAATAATATTTATAATACACTAGCTAGAATTATTGAGAATGCAGGATTAAAAGATGTAGGTTCATACTTTACAGATCCTCGTATAGGATCTCAAATGATGAGACCACAACAAAAACCACCAACAGAGTTTGAAAAAGTATCACAAATACAGACGCAACAAAAAGCAGCTGAAGCTCAAATGAACTATGAAAATAGATTAAGAGAACTAGAGCTTAAATATCAAAGAATGATATTAGATTTTGAAACAAGGGCTAAAGAACTTGAACTTAAGTATGCTGCTGATATTGATGAGAAAGCTATAAGACGAGCATCACTTGAACAAAAAGGTTTAAGCGATACTAATAAACAAATGCTTGACGCAGCTACTAAAAATATATTACAACCAGAACAACCAGTAAGTAGTACAACAATAGCAATAGATGTCGAACCTGATCAAAGAAAGTAGTCGAGGCGTAAAAGCTCAACAGATACTAGATAACGAATTATACAAAGAATCATTTGACGAATTAAAAAAGTCATATGAAGAAGCGATATTTCAAACTAAACCAACAGATGATAAAGCTAGGTTTTCCATATACCTGGCATATCAGATATTAGGTAAAGTTGAAAACCATCTCCGTACAGTTATGGAGACTGGTAAACTTGCAGATAAACAATTGCAAGATCTAAAAAAATAGCACCAACCATTTGGAGTGCTAATATAACACCAACCTATAAGGAGTGAATTATGGCTGACCAAGCTACTAATGTAATAGACGCTGGTAAAGTTATTGCTGGTCTTATGACTAGTCAACCTGAACCACAAACAACTGAAGAACCAGTTGAAGCAGAAGCTGCACCTGTAGAAGAATCACAGGATGAAGATACTGTAAACCCTAGTGATGTTCCATATATGGAGCAAGAACTAGAAGAAGCACCAGCAGAAGAAGCTGTTGCTGAAGAAGAAGCTACACAAGATATTAATGAAAATTCAGAGGAGCCTTCTTATACTGTCAAAGTTGATGGTAGTGAGATGGAGGTGACCCTTGATGAATTACTTCGAGGGTATCAAAGAGAAGCTGATTACACACGCAAAACATCTGAACTGTCCTTAGAGAAATCAAGGCACAACGATATGATGCAACAATCTCAATCAGAGATAAATCAAAAATTGTCTAAGCTAACTGAACTTACTTCAGCTGCGCAACAAGAATTGCAAACTGAATATAGCAATATAGACTTTGAAAAACTTTATGAAGACGATCCTGTTGAAGCTGCAAGGCTTGAACATAAGATGCGTAAAAGATCAGAGAATCTACAAAGAATACAAGAAGAAACTCGTAACAATCAAATGAATGAGTTTCAAAAGTATCTTCAGGAAGAACAAGCTAAAGTAGCTACATTGATTCCTGAATTTAGTGATCCTGCAAAAGCATCTAGGATTAAATCAGAAATGCGAACTTATCTTACTAAGTTAGGATATAACAATAATGAGATAGCTAGTGTATATGATTCAAGACAAGTAATGTTAATCAAAGATGCTATGGCATATGACAAACTTAAAAAGTCAAATGTCAAAGTTACTAAGAAGGTTGCAAAAGCACCGAAGGTTGTAAAGCCAGGTGTTGCTAAAACTAAAGCTGAACAAGCCAGTAAGCAAAGACGAGATAAACTAAATCATCTCAAAAAGACTGGTAGCGTAAGATCTGCTGCAAGAGTCTTTAGAGATTATCTTTAATTAATAGGAGGCCCAAATGGCACAACCAAGTAACTTGTACGATACGTACGACACTACTGGTATTAGGGAAGATTTAGTAGATGTGATTTATAACATATCTCCTGAAGAAACCCCTATACTGTCAGCGATTCCAAGAACCGCTGCAAAATCTACAAAGCATGAATGGCAACTAG